TTGATAGACGCTGATGGAAATTTTCTAAAAAGTAGAGACCAATTTACTCCTGATGAAAAGAAAGCTCTCCCTTTATTTGATATCATGATCATAAATTTAAAGAGATTGATTGCTAAGTTGCCTCTTGGTAAAACAAGACTTGCGACCATCGCAGCTGCATTGATGTTACTCAGAGCAAAACCTAATAAAAAGAAAGTTAATGAATCATTATATTCACTCGAAGAAGATTTAATTAATACAATGAAAGAAGTTGAAACTGTTATGGAAGATGGTGCAGCCGCCGCAGGAGTCGTAAATAATGCAGGGGGCGGTGGTATTGCTGGTCTTGGAGATCGTCCAAGTGTTATTGTTGTTCCTCCAAAAGCAGCAACAAAATATAAAAAAGGAAATCAAAAAGCAGCTAATGTAATAATGGGTATTGTAAAAAGAAGGACACAAATATAATGTTTGGAAGATTGCCTCTCATACTTTTTGGAATAGCTTTTGCCGTTGCATCTTTTTGGACATGGCTTGCTGTTCATGACCACAATCTTAGAATTGAGATCATTGCCGAATTTAATACACAACAAGAACAATTGCTTGCTCAGAAAAAAGAAGAATTTGATAATCAAATGAAAGAACTGCAGTCTAAATCTGATGACTTGAAAAAAGAAATTGATGATAAGAATGCATCTTTAGAAACCATAACAACTGATATCGATAAGAATATGAAATCAACAGATGCCAGCGATGCTGCTGCACCATACCTCAAAGAAATTGTTACAAAATTACAGAAATCATTTGGTGATAAGGATATTAAAAAATGAAAAAGATAACTGTATCTATTATTACATTGGCATTAGCTGGGTGTGCGAGTACTGAACCAGTAAAGCTTATAGCACCAGAATATAAAGTTGTCAAGATACCTGATAATCTTTATGAGTGTCCTACAATCAAAAAGTTTCCTGATTCGGACAAATTGACTAATCAACAGGTTGGTAGTCTTTTGATAAAAGTTCAAAAATATAACGTTGTATGCAAAAATTCACTTGACGGAATCAAAAAATACATTAACGACGCAGACAAGACAATCTCTACTAAAAAATAATTATTGACTTTTGATTTCAAAGTGCGTATACTCAGTATTGCATTATTGAAATTGGAGTTAATATATGTCTACGTTATGGTTAGATCAGAAATATGCATCTCTTGTTGGTACACAATTAGAACGATTTAAGATTGTAAAGACCAAACCATTTGGTGCAAAGTTCAGATGTATTGTATGTGGTGATTCACAATCCAATAAATTAAAGACTCGTGGCTACTTTTATGAACACACTGATCGTATCAATGTGAAATGTCATAATTGTGGCTATAGTGCTTCTCTTCAAAAATTTATTCAATTAATAAATCCTGTTCTTTATTCAGAATATAGGATTGAATTCTTGAAGAATTCTGATCAATCAAAGCTTGAGCCAGAGAAGTTCGTAACTGATGTAACAAAGTTTTCATCAAGGAGAGTTGATCATTTTGATCCATTTAAATCTTTAAAAAAGATATCGCAGTTGCCTTATGATCATGCAGCAAAAAAATATATTTTAGATCGAAAAATACCCCCAAATACGCATTTTAGACTTTATTATTCACCTACATATTATCACTGGGTGAATGAAATTATCCCTGATAAGTTCAATGAAAAGGCTTTAAAATTTGATGAGCCTCGTATAATTCTTCCTTTCATTGATGAAAGGGGATATGTATTTGGATTTACTGGCAGAGCAATTCGTTCATCCACAGGGTTGCGTTATTCCACAATCATTTTAGACGACACGAAACAGAAGGTATTTGGTCAAGAAACAATAGACAAAAGAAAAATTGTTTACATTGTTGAAGGACCAATTGACAGTTTGTTTCTTGATAATTGTTTGGCAATGGCTGGTTCAGACGTTAACTTTAATTTGCTTGCAGACTCTAACAAGATTGTGATAGTATATGATAACGAACCCAGAAACAAAGAAATTGTTAGTAAGATCAACAAAGCAATTGATCAAGGGTTCAAGGTCTGTATCTGGCCAGATCACATCAAAGAAAAAGATATCAACGATATGATTAAAACTGGTCATACAGGTGCATCTGTTCAATCTATTATTGACCATAATACATATTCTGGGCTTTCAGCTAAGATGCGTATGCAGTCATGGAGCAAATTATGAAATATTCATCAGAAATACAAACAGACGAAAATGGAGAGTTGTTCATCATTATTCCTGATGATCTAATCAAAGAACTTGATTGGAAAGAAGGAGATGTGTTACAATGGTCTGTTGAAGGCAATACAGCAATTTTATCACGTAATGAGGCAGAGAAGAATGATTAATACAGTTCTAGTAACAAAAAGAAACGGTACAAAAGAACATTTAGATTTGGCTAAATTCCATAAAGTTGTTTCTTGGGCATGTGAAGGAATTAACGGTGTTTCAGAATCAGAAATTGAATTGAAGTCTCAAATTCAATTTTATAATGGCATCAAGACAACTGATATTCAAGAAACACTAATTAAGGCTTCAGCTGACCTTATTTCAGAAGATAATCCCGGTTATCAGTATGTTGCTGGTCGTCTCATCAATTATCATATCAGAAAGCAGGTTTATGGTGACTATAATGTTCCTACTCTCAATAATCATATTGATAACGTTATTGGCGCAGGATATTATGACAAAAGTATTAAAGAATGGTATTCTGCTTCTGATCTTGCTACTCTTAATACTTACATTGATCACAAGCGAGACTTTTCTATCGCTTATGTTGGCATGGAACAGTTTCGTGGCAAGTACCTAATCAAAAACCGTTCAACTGGTCAGGTTTTTGAAACGCCGCAGTTTGCCTACATGCTTATCGCAATGGTGCTTTTCCGTAATTACCCAAAAGAAACCCGTTTGAAATGGGTAAAGGATTTATATGATGCAACATCTACTTTTGAAATATCGTTGCCGACTCCTATTATGGCAGGTCTCCGTTCGCCTCAGAAGCAATTCTCTTCGTGCGTTCTTATCGAAGCAGGTGACAGTCTTGATTCAATTTCTGCAACAGCTTCCGCAGTCGTTAAGTATGTTTCTCAAAAAGCTGGTATCGGTATTAATGCTGGTCGTATTCGTGCTATCGGCTCTCCTATTCGCTCTGGTGATACTACGCATACTGGTGTCATTCCTTTCTACAAGCACTTCCAAAGTGCAGTTAAATCGTGTTCACAAGGCGGTGTTAGAGGCGGTGCGGCAACTCTTTATTACCCTATCTGGCATTTGGAAGTCGAAGATTTGTTGGTATTGAAGAACAATAAGGGCACAGAAGATAATCGTATCCGTGGCTTGGACTATGGTGTCCAATTTAATAAGGTGATGTATGAAAGACTTCTCACAGGAGGTAACATTACCCTCTTTTCTCCTAACGACGTTCCTGACTTGTATGACTCTTTTTTTATTGATACTGACAGGTTTAGAAATTTATACGAGTCTGCAGAACAAAACCCAGCAATTAGAAAGAAAACAATACCAGCCATTGAACTCTTCTCAGGATTCATGCAAGAGAGGAAGGATACCGGACGTATTTATTTGCAGAATGTAGATCACGCTAATGATCACGGATCGTTCATTAAGGAGTTAGCACCTATTCGCATGTCAAATTTGTGCACAGAAATAACTTTGCCGAGTTTTCCTCTTAATGATATTAACGATGGTAAACCAGTTAAGAAGCATATCAAAATGACCAAAGCTGACTATGAAAAATATTTGATTTGGCGTAAAAATAATCCAAATACACCTCTCCCCAATTCATAGCAGATATAAATAGTTGTGAAGAAGGAGACACAACTATGATTACACTTTATGTTAAAACTCACAGAGTTACAGGATTAAAATACCTTGGTAAAACAGAAAGAGACCCATATACGTATTCTGGTTCTGGTATTAGATGGAAACGAGAATTAAACAAATATGGTAATGATGTTGAAACTGAGGTATTATTTCAATCTGAAAATATTGAAGATATTAGAGAAAAGGGATTGTATTATTCTGAGCTATGGAATATAGTTGAATCTAGTGAGTGGGCAAATTTCATAGAAGAAAATGGTTCTGGTGGAGATACTTCAAAATATAATGATTATAAAGCAATTTCTGAGAAGTTGAAAGGTGTTCCTAGACCTAGAACAAAAGAACATCAAGATGCTTTGACTAAATCTTTAAAGGGTCAAAAAGCTTGGAATAAAGGAATAAAAACTGGTCCTGTTAGTGAAGAAACTAAAAAGAAACATACA